GAAAAATCTCCACCTTCACCAGAAGTATCTTCATTTCCACCACCTCTACCATTACCGCCATAGGCATTGACAGCACCACCTGCTGAACCACTTTGACCAGATTGACCATAGTGACCAACATAAGTGTAAATAGTTGTTCCTAATTTTATTGCGTAAACAGCTTCTACGAATGAACCTGCACCACCTCTACCCATAACATCTAAACTTCCTTGATATGATGTAGATTGTCTACCGCCACCACCGCCACCTGCACCTAGTATTCCAAAGTAAACATCTCTGTATGGGTCTATAATTATATTAAATGCTCTGTCAGTTGTTTTGCTACCTGCTGTTGCTCTACCTGTAAATGAAACTGTTGTTGAAGCATTTACATCTGTTGGGTCGCCAGATATTACACCTGTAGAACTATTTAATGATAATCCTGCACCTGTAATATTTGTACCACCTGTTTCAGAGTAAGTTACTGTGTCACCATCTGGGTCTGTTGCTGAAAGTGTTGCGTGAGTCCCTGTATCTTGGTCTGAAATAGTTGCAAGATTACCACTTGCTGTAGTCCAAGTTGGTGCTGAATCTACATTAATTAATCCTGTAGCTGAACTTCCTGCTAATCCACTAGAAGAAACAAATTTAATTTTATAAGGTTCTTGTGCATTTAAAAAACTTGCTTTAGGTGCAACTGCTGTAACTTGGTTTACAGAATTAAAAGTCGTTGTTGACGCATTAAATTGAGCAGAAGAACCGACAAAAGCTATCGTTCCACCAGAACTAAAATTTGTACCTGTAATTACAAAAGTTTGATTGCCACCTGCTTGACTATCTACTTCTGTGACATCAACACTTGTAACAGTAGGTGCAGGTTCTAATGTAGAAAAATCACCACTAGCATTTCTGCCCTCAAAAAATCCAGTAGTAGTATTGTATCTCCATTGACCAGTTGTAGAGCCTCGCTGTGCTGTAGTACCTGTAGCTACTTTAGTACCTTCAGTACCAGTATCGACTATATTCTCGAATTTAAAGTCA